CCGGCCTCCAAGGCCGCCTCACCGCCGACCCTGAGCTCAGGTACACGCAGCAGGGCACGGCAATCACCAGCTTCACCCTCGCCAGCGACACCGGCCGCAAGACCAAGGACGGCAAGAAGATCACCAACTTCATCGAGTGCGTCGCATGGCGCGCACAGGCCGAGTTCGTCTGCAAGTACCTGAGCAAGGGCCGCCTCGTCCTCGTCGAGGGCGAGCTCACGAGCCGCAACTACGAGGACAAGGACGGAAACCGCCGCAAAGCCGTCGAGATCACGGTCGACTCCGTCCACTTCTGCGACAGCAAGAAGGACGGCGGCCAGAGCTCTGGCAGCGACTTCGCCGATCCGGGCTACTCTGAGGACTCCGGCGACTTCACGGAGATCGAGGACAATGGCGACCTTCCATTTTAACCTGACCGCCGGACGACCGGCAGACGACCAAAAGCAGGCCACAAACAAACGACCACAGAAAGGAGGTGACGACCGTGGCATGGCTGCAAGTGCATCAGACACTCAAGGATCACCGCAAACTGTTCGACGCTGCTGACCAGCTCGAAGTCGAGCCGCCGCACATGATGGGGCTGCTCGTCTCGTTCTGGCTGTGGGCCCTCGACAACGCCCCGACCGGCAGCCTCGTCGACATCACGCCGCGCATGATCTCGCGGGCTGCTCAGTGGAACGGAGACCCCGAAAAGCTGGCGAAAACGCTGATCCGGGCGGGCTGGATCGACGAAAAAGAGGACGGGACGCTCGA